CAAAACATGAGTTCACAAATTACTACCGCATTTGTGAAGCAGTATAAGGATTTACTGTTTCATCTATCGCAACAAAAAGGATCACGTCTTCGTGGCGCCGTACGCAATGAAATGCAAAAAGGCAGCGAGGCATTTTATGAAAGACTAGGGAAAGTCACAGCTGTTGAGAAGACTTCTCGTCACTCTGACACTCCACTAATCGACACTCCACATTCTCGTAGACGAGTTACTTTGACCGACTACGAATATGCGGATTTGATCGACGATCAAGACAAGATTCGTACTTTGATCGACCCTGAAAGCCCATACTTGCAAGCACAAGTATTCGCTATGGGTCGTGCAATGGACGAGAAGATCATCAACCAAGCTTTGGGCAATGCTTACAGCGGAGTTGACGGATCTACTGCTGTAGGTCTTGGTGACTCTCAGCGTTTGACAGCTGTTAACGATGCAGGCAACGCTGGTGCCAACATGAACGTTGAAGTTCTTCGTCGCGCTAAAGAGATTTTGGATGCAAACGACGTTGATGAGATGATTCCTCGATATTGTGCAATCAACGCTTCTGCTCTTCAAAGCCTATTGGCTGAGACAGAAGTTACTAGCTCTGATTACAACGTTGTTAAGGCGCTTGTTCAGGGACAGGTTGACACTTTCCTCGGGTTCAAGTTCATTCGACTAGAGTTGCTTCCTGCAACTAGCTTGACTTCAAGCTTTAGTTATACAGACGGTTCGGTTGGATCAGGTTCTGGAACACTTGATAGCACTTACAAGTCAATGATTGCATGGGCACAAGACGGCCTATTGCTTTCTATTGGTAAGGACATTGAGACCAAGATCAGCGAGCGAGCTGACAAGTCTTACGCTAATCAGGTTTATTCTAGAATGAGCATCGGAGCTACTCGTTTGGAAGAAGAAAAGGTTGTAGAAATTTTCTGCAAGCAATCATAAGGAGATAGACGAAGATGGCAACATTATACGGAGTAAACGCAGATAAAGCATTAGTTGACGTTCCTTCAGCCAAGGCTGGAGTTGGTGAGCAAGGCGGCCGAGTTCGATGTATTTATGATACATACGAGCTTACTGCTGACATGAGTGCAGCCGATGTCATTCTTATGGGTGGACTCATCCCTAAGGGTGCGCGAGTTCTTAACGTTCATTTGTTCTTTGACGCTTTGGGCGCAGGAACATTGGATGTTGGTTGGCAGGCGTCTGCTGAATTGTCTGGCGGATCAGCTGTTGAAGCTGCATCTGCTGATGGTTTTATTGATGGCGCTGCAGTGACCAACCAAGGTCACGAGTCCATGCAAGAAGATCATTTTGCAGAAGCTGGAATGTTCAAGAAGTTCGACGCTGCTGTACAGCCAGCGGTGACTGTAGCTACCGACACTTCTGCTACTAGCGGAACAATCGGCTTGTACATTCAGTACGTACTAGATTAATTTAGGAGGGAAGATCCTTGGCGACATCTAAGGTTAGTATTTGCAATAGTGCTCTTGTTAAGCTTGGAGCAAAGAGGATCTCTTCTCTTGAGGATGACACAAAAGAAGGGCGACTGTGTAAGGAGGCTTATCCTCGTCTTGCTCGGTCGCTTCTTCGTTCTCATCCATGGAACTTCGCTCTTGATCGTGTTCAAGTGGCAAAAGACGCTACAGCACCTGAGTTTGGGTTTTCATCACGATTCGCGATTCCTGAAGATTGCCTGAGGATCTTAAACGTAGACGCTGAATATCATGATGAAGACAACGGCGGAACATTCTTTGCTTGGAAGCGAGAGGGCGACTTCATATTAGCTAACTCAAGCACGTTAGAAATACGTTACATAAAGAACATCATTGATTACCCTGAAGATTTTGACGACAATTTCAGCGAGTGTTTAGCTTTGTTGATCGCTTCTGATTTGGCCTATGCGCTTGCTAACTCTAGGACGCTGGCATCAGATATGTATGATAAGTACAGAAACGAATTGTCGCTTGCTCGCAGCTACGATGGACAGGAGGGAAGCTCTGACCGCATCGGTGCTACAAGCTGGCTGGATGCGAGGTATCAGGAGTAGTGGCTAAGTTTAATTACTTGGTTCCTAACTTCCTGGGTGGTGAAGTTAGCCCTAAGTTTAGAGCGAGAGCAGATCTTGAGCAGTACAGGACTTCTTGTGATTTAATTGTTAATGGGATTCCACAAAAGTCAGGCGGTATTTCAAAAAGGAATGGAACGGCTTATGAAACTTATGAGGGTGAGTTTACTACTGTTGTTCCTACTGACACATGGTTAAATGCTGAATCTACTGATGCTGACAAGGGTTTTAGGCAATTTCCATTTAAGGCAACGAACGGCGATAAGTATTGTATTATCATGGGCGTTAAAGAAACGGCGTCTACTAATACTTTCCCTATAAGAATTTTAAAAGCTGGAGGCTCTCCGGCTGACTTTGATTTTGAATATCCTCCAGATACACTTATTGCTGGTCAAACTCAATACGATCTTCACGGTCTGTTCTCTGGCTTTACGTCTGTGCAACAGTTACAAGAGGCTCAATATCAGCAGGTAAACGATGTATTGGTAATCGTTCATGATGAAAGACCACCTTGTTATATTATTAAGACCGGTGACGACACATTTGCCCTGAGGTGGGCGCGCGATCTTGTTGGAGCGGCATCTAACTTAGATGCTCCTGGTTCGGCTACTATAACAGAGGCAAAGCTGTTTTGTTCAATGCCATTTAGAGATCCACTGGCTTACAACAACTCAATAAACCAGACGGCACCTGGGATGACTCTTGGTTCGGCAACATTGGGTGCTGAGACGACAATGACAACTAATCCAAATTCTGCTGCTGGAGCTTATTTTGTACCAGATCACGTAGGCTCGTTTTTTAAAGTAACAGACTTAGGGAAGACTGGACTTGTATTGGTCACTGGTTACACTAGCGCGAATCAGGTTGATGTTACTGTTGTAATCTCTCCTGGCGATGTGAGTATCGCAGCTGGTAGTTGGCAGGAGTCAGCGTGGAGCCCTTATCGAGGTTACCCAAGATGCGTGACTTATCACGAAGGTCGATTGATTTTTGGCGGTAGAGAGGGGCAGATATGGGCCTCTGAGATAGGTGATATCGCTGAGTTTACTAGCCCAAGCACTGTTACGGTTCCTGGGCAAAGTGGCTGGACTGGTGCAGCCGGTGGATCTACGTCTTCTGATGCTTTTAGTAATTCGATAGACTCAGATTTTGCAAGTGCGGTTAACTGGCTTACTTCTGGAGACACTCTTGGAATAGGCTCAGAGAATAGAGAATACACGGCTAGCCTTGTGGCTAGCAGTTCTGCTACAACATTAAGTGTTGATCCTCAGACATCTTTTGGCTCTGCGTATGTTCAGGCAAAAAGGGTCGGTAACGTTATTATCTTCGTTGATAAGACCGGGAGAAACATAAGAGAGTTTGTATTTAACTTTTCTGATGACAACTACAGATCAGAGGACATCTCTTTTAAGGCTACTCATATGGTGGAGTATGCGGCCAACATGGAAGAGTTTGTTGAGACAGGTCGAGCTTCCAGCGTTACTCTTTCTGGTCACACAGATCCTCAGATAAAACAGATTCAGGTTCAAAATACATCAGATGGAGTTATTGTCTGGATGATTGATAACTTCTTTGGGATGTTTGGCTTTAATAGAGACCGTGATTTAGGTGTAAATGCTTGGTTTCAGTATTCATCTGGTAAGACTCAGGCTATTGACGATATTCATACTTCTCAGAGGATTAAGAATTTAACTATGTGTGCGCTAGAGAGCGCAGACGGCAGGTCGGATGACCTTTGGCTTATGACTCAAAGAACGATTAATGGCGGCACTGAGTTTATTGTTGAAAGAGCCACCGCTGAGTTCACTCCCTATCAGTCAATTAGGCCTCTTCGTGAAGATGTTGAGAAGCAGGGGGTGCATCTTGATTGTATGATTTTAGACACTTCATCTGGCACAACTGTAACAGTTGGCACTGAGTTTGAGGGCGAGTCGCTATCTGTTGTGGCTGATGGTGTTTACTTAGGTGAGTTCACTGTTGATGGCTCTGGAGACATAACTCTTAATGATTCGGTTGAAACAGCTATTGTTGGTTATAACTTTGATATGATTGTTCAGCCTGTAAGAATCGAGGCTGGATCTGTGTACGGTAATTCTCAGGGGACGATTCAGTCGATAGAAGAGATTGTTTTCAGATTATATAGAACTAAGGGGCTTAAGGTCGGCATTGTTGACAATCCAGACACGATATACATATCAAGCGGAGGGACTCCTTATAACTCAATCATTGACTTCGATTATTCTGAAGTTGATTTTGATAACCTTAATTTCAGGCCAGGTAATCTGCCTCTTAATTTAAAGGTGCCTTATTTTAATGGTGATTATTCTTATAAGGTTGAGGGAGGTTTTTCTGACAACGGTAGGATTATCATTAAATCAGATGAGCCATATCCAGTGCATCTTCTTGGCCTAATAGTGAAGGGGTCTACTTATGACCGTTAAGTTTAGAGAATTCAGACCTCTAGACGCTGATGAATTCAGTCCGTTCGACTTCTTTGATGACGGCGCTAAGCAGAGAACTATTATGTCAAGTCAGTATGGTAGTGACGTGTTTACTATCTATGATGAAGAGGGTGTTATGGGGGTTGTTGGCTGCACTCCAATTTGGGAGGGTGTTGCTAATATGTGGACGCTTCTTGGTGAGGGGATTTACAGGGAGCCTAAGGCTTTTAGTTTGCTTACTGGTAAGCTTATAGAAGAGATGTTCAACAAGTACGGGTTAAGAAGAGCCGATGCACATGTTAAAATGGGGCATGATAAAGGGGTTGAGTGGATAGAGCGGTTTGGTTTTGTTCGAGAAGGTATTATGAGGCGATACTTACCTGATGGCAGTGATGCTTATTTATATGCGAGGTATTTGTAATGGGAGCAGCGGCAGCACCAATAGCTATAGGGGCATCAATTGTAGGCACTGGATTTAAGTTATATGGGCAGAAGAAGGCTGAGGCTGCTCAGAAAGCAGCGCTTGAGCGTGAGAAGCAGGCAATTCAGGAAGAAGTAGCTTTTATTAAACGTTCTGAGCAGGAGCAGCTTGAGATCTTTGATGAGCAGACGGCTGAGCTGTTTGGCAATCAGGTATCAGCTTTTGCGGCTAATGGAGTAGATTTTAGCGGATCAGCTCTTGCTACAGCTATTGATGATCAGATGAAGGCAGAAGATCAGAGGGGCTTCATGAAGGAGCAGTTTAGATACAACAGGCGTCGGGCAGAGTTGGGTATAGAGGCAAGAAACATGCAGATAGCATCTATTAATAAGATGAGTGGGTTTAATACTATGACAACAATACTTGGCGGAATAGGTGGGGCAGCGGGTAGGATGAATTTTACTGGTGGTGCTCAGGCTTCGTCTATTGGAGATGTTAGTGGTGGTAGTGCTAGCCAACCCTTTTCTGGTGGGCCTGATGTTGGGAGTATAGCGTAATGCCAAAGATACCATCGTTTAATAGGAGCCCCAGTCTTTCTCCAAGAACTGGCACGCAATCTTTTACTCAAGGTGCAACAGCTGAAGGAGAAGCTGTAGCAAGGTTTGGTGAGCAGTTCTCAAGAGTTGTTGGCGGAGTGGCTGATAAGATTGATAAAGCCAATGATGCAGTTAATGAGGCTGAACTTAGAACTGAGTTTAGATCTCGTTTAAACCAAGCATCAAAAGAGATATCTCTTCAAAAGGATGAAGATGCAGCCGATGGATCTGATGTTGTGGCGAGGGCAAGCCAAGCTTTCACATCAATCCAGGATGATATTTTATCAAAAGCTAGATCTTCTAGGGTAAAAGAAAGTCTTATTTTACAGGGGCAGAGACTAGCTTCTAGTTTTGAGTCAGCCTCTATGGATATTGCTCAAAAGAGATACCAGACCCATTTGCTTGAGGGGCAAGAGAAGTATTCAAACGAGTTGTCTAAAAGAGTGATTGAGGACCCCACCAGTATTAAAGAGGTGATGGAAGAATATGACGAATTCTTGAGCCCTCAAGAAGATGATGTTTTAGGTGTTGAGCTTAAAAAGAAATCTCGTAGGGCGCATGTTGCTAACATTCAGAGGGCATTTGAAGCAGCTCATTTTGCAAACAATGGAGAGACGGCAAATGAGTATAAAGATGCTTTAATGGGCAAGTCTAAGGACGAGGCGGCCAATGAGTTGTTTAAAGATATGAACGCTGCTCAAAGACAGTCTGCCTTAAATAGGGTTGATTCTAAGATTAAGCAAAGAGCTAGAATAAACATGAGTAACACAAATCTCATGTTAGATGATTATGTTTCAGAGATTATCAGAACTGGTAATGCAGATGTTAATAAATTTCAGAGCCTACTACCAAAGCCTGGAGAGCTTGATGGCCTCAGGCCAGAAATAAGGAAGAGACATGTTGATAACATTAAGGGGTGGGCAGAGGCTGCTAAAAACTTTTCTGATAGCAGAAGTAAGAGTCTTCAAGAGCTGCGTGCTATGTCGGCTAATCCGTTTTCTAATTTAATAACTGTTAGTGAATACAATAGTGCTCAAAGATCAGATATAGCTGGGAAGCTAAAAAAGATTATTGACTCAAGAATAGAGAAAATAGAAGAAGATGTTGTCGGAGTCATTCATTCTGACAACCCAACACTTCTAGGTAATAGAAATTTAGAAAATCCAGATGAGATGAAGAAATATCTTCAAGATCTTAGGGCTCAGAAGGAGGCGATGGGAGTTGAAAACTCTAGTGTGATCTCCCATTCTGAAGCAATGGGCATAGGCGCGGAGCTAAATGAGATAAAGGGCATGGAGAACAAAGCTCTTTATATGGATAATCTCGTTAAGGCGTATGGTGAAGATAGTAGTTATTTACTTGAGGATCTTAAAAAACGTAACGTTGTGTCTGGCCAGATGCTCTCATATGCTTATATGGGAAGAGACAATATATCCAAGCAGAAAATCATAAGAAACGAAGAGCTATTTAAA